TTCATTTGGTTTAACATATCCTTCTTTGCAGAGTTTGCAACATTCTCATTGTTCTGGCCACGGTTTAACAAATAATTAACATCGTCTAATGTCATTACATGCTCCTGAGCCTTAGCTTTGAATGTTTCAAAATCTTGATCTGACATTTTATGCTTTTGTCTAAATGATTGCTCTTCAGTTACTCTGGCATTAGCTTGTTGAACTTGTTGAGCCCTTTGCTTTTCAGCTTGGAGCATCTGTCCAACTCTGCCTTGTACCATCCTATCTACATGAGCATTCATTAGTTTAGCACTATCAGAATCAGGATCTGTTATGTCATTGGCATCAAACACAAAATCTTCTTCAAGACCAAGATGCTCTTGAATTGATTTTTCTGGTTTGCCACCATTTTTTAAATAGTCCCTAACATGATCTACTAATCCACTATCGTTCTTCATCGCTTCCAAAACTGGTACAAAAGGTTCAACCGATTTGTACTGATCTGATAAGCGGACAGCTTCTCTACTACTATCTTCGTATCTCTTTTTCCAGTCTGTGCTGTCATTTGAAGACTGTTTCACGTTATCGGAGCCACCATCGTGTTGTACGTGGGTTACCTGTTCGGAGCCACTTGTTTGATTTTGGGTTACCTCAGTGTTATCTATTATCCCACCATTAACTTCATTTTCGAGTTGGTTGAAAAAATCTGAGGAGCCTGAGTCGGTCTGTGCTTCTGCAGCTTCAAGTGAATCTGCTTGCATACCGATCTGAGGGTTACCTTGTTCTTCTGCCATTTTATCTCCTTTTTGAGTTGGTCAATGTGCGTAACATACTATTCTTTGGAATTAGATTCCAAATTGTTTTTTACGGACTGTAACATATTGCCTGCTTGTTGCTTCTGAGACTCTACGTTATTAGACATTACATTCCGTAATAATTTTTGTTTTCCTTCTGTTTCAACGTACTGCTTACCCATCTGAGATTTAACTTCTTCTTTCTTTTTATTGATCTCAACATCAGCTTGCATTACTTTTTGTTTAATACCTGCTTGTACCAATTGTCTTTCAAGGGTTTCAATGGTGCCCTCCTTATCCTTGACCGCCTCATTAAGCTGTTCAACTTGCCCCGACAACTGTGCATATAATGATTTCCTTTTTACAATATTTTCTTTGTTTTTAATATCAGTCTCAGCAAGTACTGCTATATCATCAACTACTCCTAGTTGCATTAATTGCTTTAACTCTTCTAAGTATGCCCATCTATTAACAGGTAATGTAGAGCCTTGAATAATACGAACATCATATTTAACTTCAGCTATATCCATTGATTTACCAATAGCTTCTCCCATATCATTATAGATTGGGATATTAACTTCTTGTTCTCTTTGCTCTTGAATAGCAGAAGGTTGAATCAATCTAAAGCGTTTATAAGCTGAGTATGTTGATTGTGAAAATTGTAGTACCATAGTACCTAATTGGCGTAAAGCAGGTTCAATAGAAGTACTCATCCATTGCTTTATACGTCTTGTACCATATTCATCTAAAGCTAACATACCACGATATGTTTCTCCTGCTTGGGAACTATCTCCCATCATAGAGCTATATATACCAGCCAAATATTCCATATCACCTTTACCTTCTTGAACTATCTGAAAGAAAGCACTAGCAAGAGGTGCTGGAATTACTGGAGTAGGTCTTTCAACTCCTGGCCTAATTGGAAGTAAAGCTCCAGGGCTAGAAGAATATTTCTCCCATATCTCAGCATCAATAGAGCCTTCTTCATACATCCATCTTAGGCTAGAACCTAATGAAGCATTATGTACCATAATTTGGTGTGCTTTATTTATTTCCTGCTGCTTACCAATAAGTGGTGATACAGCTGATATTGGATATGGAGTTCCTGTCCATTTATAGTGAAAGGGAACTAATGGATATTCTTTAATAGAATCAGGTAAAACTTGTTCATATAAAAGCTTATCACCTGATATACAAGTTAATTTAATACGACTAGAATAAAACTGTACCTGATCTACTACATTCTCTGCTATTTTAGGATCTTTCATAAGAATATTAAATTCTTTTTCAGTAACAATCTTACTTTCAATCTTAGATGCTTCTGCTTGAAGTTGACTCATAATTTCCTGCTCAGCTACCTGTAATTGTTGTACCATCATTTCTTGAGCTTTTTGCATTTCAAGTTCATATCTCTCTGGAAGCATATCACCAGATTGAACTGCCTCTTCCATTTGTTGCTGTTGTTCTAATAATTGTACTTCCATTTCAGCTTGCATTTCTTTCATCTGTACGCTAGCTTGCTGTTTGATAGCTTTTAACTGTTCTTCATCTGGTGGTATACGATAGAATAGATTTATATAAGAAATCTTAATCTTTTCATAAACTTCAAAAAATTCTACCAACTGATCCATCTCACCCTTAGCTGTTATAGCAAAATCTGAATCTGCAGAATCATTATAAGTAAATAGTTTCTGATCTCCATCACCCATAGCCCTTGCTGAATATGTAGTCTGAGATGCTTCATCGCTATTTGAATTAGCAATCTTACGCTTATATTCAGGAAAGATATTCATTAGATGCGTCTTTGGGAGTACTTTACGGATCATAATAAAGGCTGCATCACGAAAAAGCATATCTCTTGATTTAGGATCAATATAGATATCAAATGGTTCTGGTTGCTGTATAACTACCTCACCCATACCATTATCAGCATCCTTATCTATAGTAACAAGGAGATAGCCAACACCTTTAGTAACTGCATCATTTATAGCATTAGTATAAAGTGTAGAGCCATTAGAGTTGTGCCAAACATAATCAGCAAGATCAGAAAGTACTGCAGCTACATCAGTATCACTACCCTCTACACCCACAGCCTGCCATCTTGGATTATTGGCTGTAGCATAAAAATTAAGCATCTCTACAACTGGCAATATCCTATTAATTGTAAATGTAGGCATTCCCTGTTCTTCTAGGGAATCTTTTTCATCGCCTCCTAATTGTTCATCATGAGCAAATTCATATCCCTTTTGATTTATTTGCTGCCACTGTCTCCTTGTGGAGCTGTCTGCCAGATGATACAATTGACGAATCTGGTCTACTTTCTTGTTTTGTTTTGCCATTCCTGCATTCCTCTTTTGGTAAGTGAATGTGATCTACGTCACAAATTTCTGGACAGCTGTACCTCGCCTGCGGACACTCATCAGTAATATATACACCATACTTATTAGCCCCTAAAAATATTAATCCTAATATTAAGCTCCATAACACAATTCATTTAAATACTCCCCTCTTTACTATGTTCTTCTAAGGTCTCAGCTATTTCCTTTTCTGACGGTTTATCTATTAAAAGTCCAAAATCTTTAAATAACCATTCGGCTAACATCTGTGCCATTATATTTTTCACGTTCTTTGCCATCCTATCTTAATCCGCCACCTCCACGTCTACGGCCTTTATCCTTTTTACCCCTACGCCTACCAGCTTCTATTTTTGTATCCTCTGGAGGTAGGGCATGTATTTCTCCCATATTTAGTAGTGCGGAAAGTACGATAAGTTTAATCATTTAATCTACCTTTAATAATTTAGCTAAATTATATTTACCAGTTATAGCATCTTCTAAGGCTATCTGGGCACCTCTCTTTATACTATCTTCCATTTTTTTAACAGCTTCCTTTCCCCACATATCTATCTCACTCATCCCCATATCTGCTAGATCCTTTGATGCTTTTATTGCACGACTACTTTTACTATCATAATACATCATAACATCTAATGCATCCTCAAAATCCATTCCTTTATCAAGTAAAGTACCCATTTGTTTATCTGCTTTTACCATATTCTTAGCAGCATCTGATATCATATCAGTAACATCACTAACTAAATTAGCATCTAAAGGATCTCTTCCATAAGCCTTGACAACACCCTGAGCTTTTTCAACCATATCTGCTTGTCTATCTAATGTTTTTGTAATCTGTACTCCTTTTTTGACTTTTAAACCACCTGCCATTAATCCAATAGCAGGAATAGCAGCCACCAAAGATAATCCCATACCATATTTATCACCTTCCATCCCATATAAAGCAGCATCCAAAACATCTGCAACATTACCAATACCGGGAATCATACCAGCAATACCTAAAGTATTATGGACATCTTTCATACCTACTCTTGATTTTCTTCCTGAAAAATCAACTGCTGTTTTATCAGTAGCAGTAGTCATATAATCAAATACTTTTCTATCTATTTCATCTGCCATTATGCTGTTATCCAGTTTCTAGCTTTAGGTTTCTGCTTATACCATCCATCTCTTGATTCTTGTAAACCAGTTGGTGGATGTGCATACTTACATGCATAAGCTAAAGCATCTATTGTATCATCATGAGCCATACGTGGCCCAAATGTCATTATCTCCCTATGTAAATCATAATGCATCTTCTTTATATGTACCTGACCTACTGCAAATCTTTGAGCAAGTATTTCTTGTATTCTATCTCTTTTACTCATTCTAGTACCAGGTTTCTCTTCTTTGAAAGGTATAATAAACTCATTGCGTCTTCTCATCTCTGCACGTATTGACTGGAATATAGGTTTAGACATTGTTGTGTCTTCAATAGTAAAAAGAGTTGGATTATAGAATTTAGCATAATCAAATATATAATCTACTATTCCTTTTTTGGTAGCTCCAGAAACACCAAGTACAGGTAAGGTTCTATTACGTATATAATCAAGAACATAAATATTATTGTCCGGGGTAACAGCTATCACAATTATAACACTAAAGTCAGTGTTTCTCCTTGCTGAGTCAGTTGCCGGATCTACTCCTACAAAAATGTTACAAGGCTTAGGGTCGTCTCCATCGGGTATAACAAATGTAAGGCCTGTATCAGCATCCTTAGTAAAAGTGCCATCCCAATACTTAATATGATCCCTATTAAAAATTGAATCTTCTTCACTTTGTACCTCCATCATATATTCT